CCAGTGAATGCCTGACGCTGACGCCGACGCAGGTCGAAGCGAAGTACGGCATCAAACGCAACCACCTCAGCCAGCTTCGATATCAGCACCGCGGGCCGCGCTTTATCCAGGCGACACCACGCACGGTGCTGTATCGCACAAGTGACATCGAGGAATGGCTGAACGCAAACACAGTGGAGACTAGGGAAAGCAAGGGGCTAGCGGCATGAACAACGAAATCCAATCCCTCGAATTCGAAGGCAACAAGGTGCGCACCGCGCAGGACGAGAACGGCAATCCGCTCTTCTGCGGTACTGACGTTGCTCAAGTGCTCGGCTATGCAAACCCTGCTAAGGCCGTAATCAACCACTGCAAGGGGTTCCCGATTCGGAAACCCCTTGAGACGGCGGGCGGAATCCAGCAGGTCAGATTTATTTCCGAGGGTGACTTGTACCGGCTCATCACGTCCAGCAAGCTCCCCGCGGCGGAGCGCTTCGAGAAATGGGTGTACGACGAGGTGCTGCCTTCGATTCGCAGGCATGGCGGGTACATGGCCGGCCAGGAACGGATGACACCCGAACAGATGGCGCTCGCCAGCCTGAAATGGCTGCAATCCAAAGTCGACGAACAGGCGAAAAAGCTCAAGGCGCAGGAAGGCAAGGTACTGTTCGCCAACGCGGTCGAAAGCGCCAAAACGTCCATCCTCGTGGGCGACCTTGCGAAGATCCTGAAAGGCAACGGCGTCGACATCGGCCAGAAGCGCCTGTTCGCGTGGCTGCGAGAACACGGATGGCTCATCAAAGCCAAGGGCTCCAGCTGGAACATGCCGACACAGAAAAGCATGGACCTCGGACTGTTCGAGATCAAGGAGACGACCGTCACGCACGCCGACGGACACACCACGATCAACAAGACGCCGAAAGTCACCGGCAAGGGACAGACGTACTTCACCAACCTGTTCCTCAAGCCGACGTTGGAAGCGGGTGCGTGATGGACAAGAACATGCAAAGGGCAATGCTCTCCGCGTTCGATGATTTGAGGAACCGTCTCATCACCGCGACGCAGCCGAAGACAAGCGTCGACCTCATTGATTCGACCTTCGCCATGTCGTCGATCGGCGGCAGAGGCCTCGAGCAGTTGAGGGAGGTCGCCGCTGCCGCCGCCGTGCTTGGACAGATGGAAGCCGTCTGCCGTTTCCTTCTAGAGATCCTTTATCCTGCCGGAGTCGGTGAAGGCGTTGACGATCTGCTGGCTGCCGAATCCGATGAAATAGACTGCCTTCGCGAGTTCCCGAATCTCGGGATTCTGCGAGGTCTCCTTGATTCGCGCGGCGATGCTGGTTCCGCAGGCGATGTTTCCTCTCGCCTCTTCGAGTGCCTGTCGCTGTGTGAGCATGATTCTTCTCCTAACTGTTCGGCCCGCACGTCGGAAATGCGGGATGACACCGAGTTTAGGAGAGGGCCGGGCGGTTCTCCTAACGCCGCCCGGCATCGCACACGCAAAGGAGGCGCGTGATGGAAGACGATACGACGTTCGCTGCGCTCGCTGAGGTCCTGAAGCCGATGAACACGACGAAGGACATTGCCGACCGCTGCGGCATCAAGGAAAGCACGCTCGCGCACTGGAGAAGCGACGGCATCGGCCCGAAATTCGTGAAGGTCGGAAGGACCGTCATGTACCCGAAGGAGCCGATGATCGAATACTTCCGCGACCACCTGTACCAGTGCACGACCGAATACGAGGAGGAATAGGCATGAAAACGATTCGCAAGGCCTGCGTGCAGGCGGTGTTCGACGAATTCGAGACACGGGGCGAACTGGTCCACGCGTTCGCGGATGGGGATGCGGAGGCCATGAGGCCTCTCGGCCACATCGTCGGCTACGTCGACCTTGACGTCACCGGAATCGTGGGCCTCATCGTCGACACGATCAACAAGGAGCTGTGACATATGAGCATCAGACAGGCCGTGAGGCTGAATCCGCCTGCCCCGCCGCAGTCGGGGAAGATCATCCTGGTCGGACGCACCGGCTACGCGTTCCGTCTCCTGGCGGACGGAACCGCGCAACTCATCGAACTCACCGTCAACGGGACGTTCACGCTCGCCGGCATCCAGGCGAAAGACCTCGAAACATTCGCATACCTGCTGCAAAACGAGATAGGAGGCACACGATGAGCCAGTTCGCGAATGGCGCGCTGCAGATGCGCGTCCGCAAACACCAGAACGAGACCAGTGACCACCACGCCGAAGTCGAAGTCAGCTTCTTCACTTCGGCCGGACGCGCCGATTTCACGTTCACGAAGGTTGATGTCCAATTCATGCGCCGCGAATGCAATCGCATCCTCAAGGAACTGGAGGAAAACAAATGACCGACAATGACTACCGGCTCGAAGACCAGCGGGAAAGGAAACCGAACTACATGCTGCGTCGCATCCTCTTCGCTCTCGCAAGCGTCTGTCTCATCGCCAGCCTGACCATCATGCTCACCTGGCATGGAGGCAGCATGAACACGGCGCTCATGGTCGAAGGAGTGTACATCGCCTCCGCGGCATGGCTGACCGTCAAATTCGCACCCAAATACGACGAAAAGGACGACGATCATGCCTAGCGGAGCCAACAGCCTCCAACTGCACGCGAAGTACGCTCCGGTCAACCGCGGCAGCATCCGCTACGGCGCATCCCGAAGCCACGGCCACCACACTTCGCCGAAGACATGGAGCCAGGAGACCGGCATCGACCTCGACCGGCTCCTCCACGACGAACGCGAGTACATCACGCGGATGAGACGCCGCACCCGGCGTGACATCGACGTGAAACCACGCATCCAACGCGTGTACGAGACGATCATCGCACTGCAGATGGAAGGAGTGACGCCCAGCAGCCACAAGGTGGCCTTACGGCTCAACATCCCCCGGAGCACCGTGATGGGCGACGTGCACAGGCTCGCCGACATGGGATTGCTCGTCAACGCGCGGACCCGACGCGGAGGCTTCCTCACCACCGGCAGAACGCCCGAATGGAGTGACCTGGATTGAGTCTCGAAACATTAAGCCTGCCGGAATGGCCAATGGTGTGCGAGCTCACCGTGCCTGGCGACCCGCAGTCGAAAGGTCGTCCACGCGTCTACCAGGGACACGGCATCACCCCGACGCGGACGCGGGAAGCCGAGAACCGCGTGTACTCGGAATGGCGCAGCCGGTATCCGAACCTGCCGCCATATGAAGGCCCTGTCTGTCTGGCGCTCACGTTCTGGACGGCAACACGGCGCGGACGTGACTGGGACAATCTGGCGAAACTGTTCACCGACGCGTTGAACGGCGTCGCCTACACGGACGACCGGCAGATCATCGAAGCCAGCGTGCACGTGCACCGTCCCGACCAGTACGTGCTTGGCGCGCACGGCAGGCCACGCAAACGGAAAAGCGGCGACCCGCTCACATGGCACGGCCAGCCATACACGCCATGCACGAGGGCCAGCATCTACTTCAAACAGGAATACATACCCAGATAGGAGAAAACACCATGAAAAACACCAGTGAATACGTTGTGCAGACCCTCATCGACGACGAGGACATGAGCGCCGACCTCGCGAGCCTCTACCCGGCGGCCAGCAAAATCGGCGACGCAGCCGCGGCATTCATCGACAAAGCGGACCAGACCATCGAAAAGAAGGGTCTGATGGGCACGCCTGCCGGAACTGTCGCGAAATGCATCGACATTTGCCAGAACGTCGTCAAGGAAGGCGCGGCCATCAGCCGGCTCCTACGCAATCCAAGGACCTGCGACATCGCGATCGTCAGCCGACGGTGCGAGGAAACGAATCACACCACCGAAGACGACGGCATGACGCAATCGACCGTGGAGGACGTGGAATGAGCAAGCAGAGGGGACACATGCCGTACTGCCGCACGTGCGGACCATTGGGGCCGGCCATGCGAACCACGCCCGCGTTCGACGTCGTGGAAACGCACCGACGCTCCTACCCGCACCACCAGACCAGCGTCATCCCCACCAAAACCAGCATCATCGTGAAAGGAACAAGCAAATGAGCGCGCAGAACCTCGAAACATTGGCCAAACGGTACGTGGAACTGAAAAGCCGCATCGCCGACCTGCAGGAAGAAGCCGACGGATTGAAAGCCGAACTCATGGAGAACCGCGGGCCAGGCGAATACGCTGCCGGACCGTTGACCGTGAAAATCCGCAAAGGCAAACGCAACCTCGATGCCAGAGCATTCGAACGGCGCTTTCCTGTGCAACAGTACGCCGACTGCTATCGGATCCAACCGAAGGCATTGTCCGAAATCGTCAGCCAGGTCGGCGAGCCAGCATTGCGCGGGTGCGTGAAGACCGGTGCGGCAAGTCTGGTGGTCGAATGACGCGCGTTCCAATCAGCCAGGAGGCGGTCGGCCGCGCGCTCAGCAAGACGCTCGACCATTACGACAAGGCGCCCGGATTCATGGACGAAGCCTACATCATCGACACACAAGAGGCGGGGGACTTGGCGGCTTTCCTCTGGGCCCGTCTCGACGAGGAATGCGGAAGGGTGGGATATGAGCTCACAACTCGACCTTGAAACAGTCATGAAAGCCAACATGGGCACCGCACTCGTCGATGCCACACCATCCGCTTCGCAGGAATCGGACGAATGGAAGGAAATCCGCCTGATCATCGAAGCACACATCGCCAACCAGCCACGAAACCTGCAAAAGGAGATCGGGCCAAGCGAACTCGGCACCGACTGCCTCCACTGCCTGGCCGCCAGACTCGCCGGATGGGAGAAACACCAGTCGGCCGCATGGCTGCCATTCATCGGCACGTGCGTCCACTCAAGATTCGAACACCTGTTCAACGGCCGCAAGGACGAATTCACCGTCCCAGACGACGATGGAGGAGAACCATGGGCCGTGAAACGCTTCGACGCCGAAAGACACGTCGACGTGGGCAGCATCCACGGACTCCACGGCCATCAGCGCATCCACGGCAGCATCGACCTGTACGACGCGGAAAACAACACGACCATCGACTGGAAAATCACCGGCCCCACCACAATCCGCAACGTCAAAGCCAACGGTCCAAGCCAGCAATATCGCATACAGGCGAGCCTGTACGGCATCGGATTGGAAAACGACGGCGAACCCTGCAAAAGGAACGCGATCTACTTCCTGCCCAGGAACAGCGTCAGTCTGGCCGACGCATTGCCGGTCGAATTCGACTTCGACCCGAAACCCGGACGGTGGGCGCTCAGCCGCGCGCAACTCCTCGTCAACCTCCTTGACCTCATCGAGGAATCGGACGGACCAAACGTGCGCGACGCGTGGATACACGCTTTGCCAACCAGTCCGACCCACTGCTTCCAATGCGGCAGCTGGCCGGACGACCAGCTCGGAGACCTCTCCCAGCTCAACCAAAACCAATATCCGGCGATACCGGACAAATGGGGGCAGCTCATCGGGCTGCTCGAATCCACCTACACAAAATAGAAAGGTAAAAAGACAATGTTCGGAAACAACAATTACGGTGGCGGATTCACCCAGCAAGGCGGAGCCAGCTACCGGCCACAACAGGCGCAGCAGCAGCCCGCCGAAACGTTAAGCCTTGACGACGTCATGCAGGGAGGCGCACCCAGCGCGTTCAGCAAGGACGATCCGATCGGCACCAGCGTGGAAGGCGAAATCGTGGAGATCCGCGCGGAACAGCAGACCGACTTCACCACCGGCGAACCCCTCTACTATCCCAACGGCAAGCCGAAGCCGCAGGTCGTCATCCACCTGCAGACCACACTGCAAGACCCAAATCGCGTCGGAGACTCCGGCATTCGAGGCGTGTACGTGAAAGGCTATAACATCAGCCAATTGCGTCTCGCATGCCGTCAGGCCGGAGTCGGCGACCATCCGGACGTCGGCGACCACTTGAAAGCCACTTTCGCCCGCACCCAGCCCGCGAAGACCCGCGGCTACAACGACGCGAAGATCTACGACTACGTCGTCACTCCGAAGAAGCAGTCCGATCTGAACGCGGCGATGAACGACCCGCAGGCCGTCCAACCGTCATACTCGCCACAGCAGCCCCAACAGGCCGCTTACGGGCAGCCAGTCACACTCGGACAGCCCGCAGGCTTGACCATGCAGGAAAAACAGCAGGCCGCGCAACTGCAGGCCGCAGGAAAAAACGTGCAGGAGATAGCGGGACTCCTCGGCAAGCCGGTCGACCAGGTCGTCAACGCGCTCGGCGCGGGCAGTGGACAAGAGCCTGAATTCTAAAAAATAGGAAAACGTCCCCACCACGTTCCTGCAGTGACGTCTCGCTAATCGAAAACGTCACTGCGGGGACGTGGTGGACACATGGGGACGTAGGCAAAGTCCACCCAAAAAGGACGAAAAATCAACCATATATAGAAAAAGGACAAAAGGACAAAGTGTTTTATATATATGTCTTTTTTGTTGTTTTTTGTGTTGTGTGTATAGGGGAGTAACCGTCTCCGCAAAAAAGGAGGTGAAAAAATGAGAAACTACAGCAAATACTCACCCATTCCCACTGAAGACTTGCCAGCGCAATTCGCGGGAATCTTCCATATGCTCGCACTCACCTTCACGCCGGCGAACGACCGCACGATCATCACAACCATCGATGGCCGCAACCTTGAACTTATCTGCGATGGTGGCGATACTGCCACCGAACATCGCAAGAAAATCCCAGTCGTGGCCGCCGGCTATCAAAAAGCCATCTGGGAGCTCCGCGAAGGGCATCTTCGCTACTGCCCGTCACAGCAAAGGCTCTGGCGTCGAGACCCAGACACGTCCGACCATGAGGGCGAAAGGCTCATCCTCAATTCATGGCATCCCGTGAAAACCATCGAGGATGAATACCATATCGGCGCGAACGCGTGCAGCAGTGAGCGTAATTCGCTCTACAGTGCGACGATTCTTCGCGAGGCGAAGCGAAGCCAATGGTTCGACCAAGTCGAACGCGGCGTGCGCTGCGACCCATGCGTGTGGGTGCGCCGTGAAGGAAGAATCGTCTGTCTGCAGGATGAGCCGGATATTGCGGTCACGCAGACATTCTCACCGGCAGGAATGGGCAATCAGGCATTGAGGGATGCGAAGCGCATTCTCGAATGGTTGACCGTCGATGAGAAGTCCTGCGCGAATCTTTGCCGAATGTTCGCGACGCCATGGCTTGAGCCATTCAAACAATTGTCGTACGTACTGTCCGGGCATGGCGGTGATGGCAAGACGCTGATCGCCCGTCAGGCGTTGCTTGGCGTTTTGGGTGTCGGCAAGGTGTTCCCCGGCTTCAGCGTGCAGGGCTATTGCACTGGCGGCGGATACACTTTGGGCCGTGAGAGCATGAATGATGAGATGGACGGCAAGGCGTTCGCGATTGATGACGAGGCGTGCGCGGTCACGGAGGACATGCTTCCCCTGCTGCGTGCCTTGTCGACCGGCTCGCAGGTCAATGCCCGCGTCACCGGCGGTCGTTATCGCGTGATGACGCCATCTGCGACGTTGCTGATTCTGACGAACATGCGGTTCGCTGATTCAGGCGAGAATTCCGACGTGCGTCGTTTCATCAAGGTCGAATTCCACCAGTCGAAAGGCCGCTCGTATGACGAATATCATGCGATCGAGGGGTTCTGCCATCGACATCCCGCAGCGTTCTTCGTGTTGTCCTGCCGCCTGTGGGAGCGTTCGGATGAGCCGGAGATAGTGAATCTTAGTCCTGCTCGCACCATCAGTGACGAGATGTATTGGCTGATCAGTGAGATCGCGTCGAACGAGGAGCAGTATGGTGTTCCGGTCGCGTCCAGGAACGACTATCGCAAGGAGTTTCACACGGCGGTGCCGCAGTCTTTGATGAACGTGCTGGGCTTGGAGAATTCGAAGACCAAGGCGCTGTCGGGCAGTCAATGCCGTGTGGTGCGCGTCGCCGACCAGAATCGCTTCGATGTGTATCGCAAGGCCGCTCTCGATAACGAGACGGAGCCTGCCGACACTTGGTGGCAGACGGCATTGTCGAAGCCGAACCGTGACAGTCTTCGTTCGTTGGATGATGTGGGTGACTGCCATGATCTGGCCGGTATCGTCGAGGCCGCGTTGGCTGGCCAGGTCGGTTTCGCGCCGTGCGAAGGCAAGGCGCGAAAGACTGGTGGTCCGGTCGACGGGAAGGTGTCACTGTCGTGGAAGCGGTTGAATCCGTCGGACGAGAGTCACGTGGATTCGACTTTCGTGACAGATAAGATGAGCCGTTATGCCGTCGTGCCGCTTGGCGACTGCTTCGTCATCGACTGTGACAAGCCTTCTGAAGCTGATGGTCCTGATGGCTGGCAGTGTCTGCAGGCGTTGACGGGCGACTATGGCACCGACATGCTTCCGGCCACGTTGGTCACGAAAACACCGCATGGCGTGCACCTGTACTATCGCATGCCAACAGGCATGGATGTCAGCTTGCTGAAGAATGCGGTGCATGAGCAGAATCTGCCGATCGACCTGCGTGTCAGCAACAAGGGTTATGTGCTTGGTCCCGGCAGTGTCATCGACGGCAAACGGTATGAGCTGGTGGATCTCCCTTCAGGCGTGGTGCCGGAAGCGAGCGAGGCAATCATGCGTATGCTCAAGGATTTCGGCTATACGAATGAGCCGAAGCCGGAGGCGCCAGCATTGAGCTTGGATGATGTCATGGCCGGCAGGCCAGCCGCGTCCAATTCGCAGGGGACGCCGGATATGACGCCGGTGCCGGAAGGCCAACGCAACAGCACACTGCACGCCTGGGCGTACGGACGATACAAGAATCATCCCGAAAACGAACACCAGATTCATGATGATCTGTTGCGGCGTGGTCGGGATAGTGGCTTGGCGGATGCTGAGCTGGAGCAGATTTGGAAATCAATCAAACGGAGCCTTGATTAAGGAGGAATGTGATGGCGACGAACGTGACTGAAAAAGACAGGACACTGAACGAAATCATCGAATGGTGCGAGCAGCGCGAGATTAGGGGATTGCGGCTTGCCAATGCTTTGCTGCAGAAGCATGACATGGCTGCTTACGCAGTGGTCAAAGCTCAAATCGACGCATATCACAAGACCGCCGAGCAGTGCCGCTCTCTGCTCGGTTATTCCGGGTCGATACCGGTCGAGGTCGAAAACCAGAGTGAGGACGCATGATGAGAAGCATCCGAAATTTTGCAAGTCTTCTCGTTGAGGTGTCCGGGTTCATCCTGGGATTCGTCATGCTGATGCTTTTCGAGACGGCTTGGAGGATTACCGACCTCATCGACTGGTGGCGAGATGAGCCGTAAACCACCATTGTGGATGCGCCGGCTCGCGCCGCCAGGCAATCCGGCGCACCTTGTGCCGGTCGTCTGTTCGTGTGGACGATGGGTCTTCAGCGAACGCGACGTTGTCTGGCAGTCATGGGACGCCGGCGTCATCACCGGCGATGACCTGACCACCGCGATCATCCTCGGCCGGCAGCTCATCCGGATCCGTCTCATCGCGCAGACGGACACAATCCGATTGGAAACGGTCGCTGGACCGTTGGGTATCAGTCCGGATGGAATATACTTGGGCGCGCACGACTGTGCGCTCATGCCTGTCAGTGTCAAACCCGCCGACATGAGCGGGAGGGAATTCCATTATTCGACCCTTGAGGGGTTCCCGACGGTGCGTCCGGATCCCGATAATCCCGACCCGTGGGCGGGAATACCTGAAATGGAACTGATGTTCGATTCGGGATGGCCAAAATGATAAAATCGTAACATATGGGCAAAAAACGGGAAGCAACCACAACATGTAGAGTGTGCGGCGGGGAGTGCCGTATTCAAGCCACGATGTGCGACAAGTGCGAGACCACTTTGAGGGGATGGATCCACGACTATCCCATCTGGATCCACGCCCTGCGCGAGTTCCTGGATTCGACGGCGCATTACGGAGGCCACCAGCCTGGACGTGTCAACCTGCAGTCCGCGCCCACGCCGATCAGACTCTCGGTCGTTGACCATCTGCAGGAGATCGAGGATGCGGTGACGGCGTTGTGGTGTCGATTGTATGCGCCGCCGGCCATGCCATGGGCCACAAGCATCGCGGTCCCGCCCATCGTCGACATGCTCAAGGCATGCTGGTCATGCCAGCGGTTGAACCGCCTGCCGGACATCGGTTTGATCTGGCATGACTGGCAGCGGTTGGCGCGCAAGACGCTGAGCATCATCGACGTGCCACCATCCAGGCACGGCATCGGCAGGTGCCTGAATCCTCTGTGTGGAGTGGAGCTGAGTGCGGAGGTCGGCGCGGTGAGCGTTGATTGTCCGGTGTGCGGCAACGCTTATCGCGTGGCCGATGTGCGATTGGGGTTCCTGCGGGAGTGCATCGAATCAGGCAGGGCGTTCACGGCGGGGGAGTGTGCTGAGCTGCTGCGCGAATGCGGGTTCCAGTGCAATGCGAATACGATTCGCTCGTGGCGTAAGCGTGGCAGGCTTCAGCCGGCCGGTGAGAACGATAAGGGACGGCCATTGTACAGGCTTTCGGACGTGCATCGGCAGGTGCTGCGGCGTGATTCGATTTGACAAAATCGAAAGTGCAACGCAGAATTGTCAGTGGATTAGAGGGTTCAAACCGGGAACGGTTTGAGCCCTCACTTGTATCCACCAGGATTCTCCTAACTCCCTTGGGTTGCAGTCCCGTCCTGTCCGAACGGCATATCGGACACGCTCCGCCCACTCCCGTCAGAGTGGACATACCCCAATGTGGCAGGCAAGCCAATCCCGTGCTTCCGTGATGCGGTGAAGCTCAAATTGCCTGTCCATGCCTTCGTAGGAATCAGTGGTAGATCGTACCGGCCGCGAGTCTTTATTGGATTCTCTTCCTTGCGGCCGCGTGTGGACGCGGGTTCGAATCCCGCCGAAGGCACCCATGAAACAAACCCGGGGTAGGGGTATTGACAATCCGGGAGGGGTATTCGCAGATGATGGGGAGCCCCTACAAGACACGGGAGAGGCCTTATACGGGAGCCCCTATACCGGCATTCCAGCAAGCCAACGGCGAAGATAGTCGTCGGCAAATCCACGGCACCCCGGGGCTCATACATGCGGGGAGGCCACATGAGCAAGCGGCGCAACGAGCGTGTCAGCAACGGCTGGCGGCGCAGACAGCTCAGGGCAAGAGTGCTGGCCGCATACGACGTGTGCGCCATCTGCGGCAAGCCAGTCGACAAGACATTGAAGACACCACATCCGATGAGCGCCGAAGTCGACGAACTCATACCAGTCTCACGCGGCGGCAATCCATACAGCTTCGCGAACTGCAGGCTCACGCACCGCAGATGCAACAGGATGAAGAGCAACAAGACCGACGAACATGCACGAGCGCTGCTGGCTGGCAGACAGGAAGTGAAATCAAGTTCGATGCCGTTCAAAACGTTCGGTATCTGACCTCCGATGACCAGGGCGGGGACCCCGGGTATGCCCCCTCCCGGTCGCCTCGGGTGCAGTGCCGATTTCTCCCCGCGGATTCAAACGTCGGAAACAGGGGGGAAACAACGAAAGGTCGGAAAGCGAGGATTACGCCGATGAAGTGCGAACTCTGCGGCAAGGAATTCCAGCCTTCCGGCCACGGGCGGCCTCAGAAGTACTGTTCCAAGTCCTGCCGCCAGAAAGCCGATTATCGTCGGAAAAAGAACAGGCCCGCACAGGACCGGAACAGTAAGCCGCCCGTCAAAGCCGTGGAAACGAAACAGAAGCCGGAGCAGGATCTCGACCAGCGGAGCTTCGAACGGATGATGGACGGCAGCATGCTGGACATACTGCGAGACAACCGCGACCTGCTGCTCAAGGCCATGGCCGATCCCACGACGCCGGCGAACGCGCTGCCCGCGATCAGCCGCCAGCTCATCGCCGTATGCGACCGCATCGAATCGCTCCAGGTCGGTGGCCTGACCGACCTGCTGGACGATGAGGAAGACGAGGTGACGGACGATGTCGGAGCGTCGATTGTCTGAAATCGCCAAGGTCCTCCGCCAGCCGGAAGGCATCGTCGGCAGCGAGTTCACGCGAATCAACAAAGCTGCGCGCAAGGCCGGCATCCGTTTCGACTTGTGGCAGCAGGGCTTCTTGTGGCTTCTGTTCGCCAAGAACGCGGAAGGCAAGTACGCGTGTGGCGCGGACGGCGCCGTGCTGTCCAGCTGCAGGCAGATCGGCAAGACCTTCACCGTCGGCACCGCGTTGTTCCTCAAGGCGATACTCACACCGAACCTGAAAGCCATCTGGACCGCCCACCATACGCGCACCAGCGACGAGACATTCGCGGACATGTGCGAGATGGAGCACAATCCAGTGCTCGGCCGGTACGTGGAACGCATCCGCAGAGCAAACGGCCAACAGGAGATCACGTTCACGTCCGGCAGCCGCATCATGTTCGGCGCCCGCGAAAACGGTTTCGGCCGAGGATTGCACAGCGTGGACGTGGCCGTGTTCGACGAAGCGCAGATCCTCACAGTGCGCGCGATGGACAACATGATTCCGGTTTTGAACACGAGTCCTAACCCCCTGGTCGTGTATATGGGCAATCCACCCAAGCCGGGAGACCAGTGCGATGCGTTCACGGAGAAACGCATGCATGCGCTGAACCATGACGGAAACCTCCTCTACGTGGAGCTCGCCGCCGACAAGGACGCGGATCCGGACGACCGCGAACAGTGGGCTAAAGCGAATCCCAGCTATCCGAAACGTACAAGCGAACAGGCAATCATGCGCATGCGCAACAACCTGTCGGACGATTCATTCCGTCGTGAGGCGCTTGGCATATGGGACGAGACCGCCACCGCATACGCCATCAGTCCCGACCTGTGGCAGGCCGCGGCCGTCGACGACGTGCCCGAGGGCGGCACGGTGAGCTTCGGCATCGACATGCCTCCGGACAGGAGCGTGCTGACCATCGGAGCGGCGCTACGATACGCGGACGGTTCGGCCATCGTCCAGATGGCGAACATCAAGGACGCGCGGCAGGCGGGAACCATGTGGGCCGTGGACTGGCTCGCTGAACGCTGGCCGAAGACCGCCAGCGTGGTCATCGACGCCCAGTCGCCCGCTATGAGCCTGCTGCCGGAACTGAAGAAAGCACATGTGAAGGTCATGGTCACGAACATGCAGGAGATGGGCCGCGCATGTGGCCGGTTCCTCGACATGCTCAAAGCCGGAACGCTCAAGCATCCGCGGGACGAATACCAGCCGCAGCTGGCCGCAGCCGTCAAGGGCGCGACCACGCGCCCATTGGGACAGTCCGGCGCGATCGCCTGGAACAAACTCGGCAGTGACATTGACATAACCCCGCTCGTGTCCACCACACTCGCCCTGTACGGGGCGTGCACGACGAAACGACATCCGGGAAGACGACAGGAGGTGATGGTCTGATGGTGTTCTACATGGCCGACGGCACTACGGTAAGCACGGCACCGAAATTCACCGGCAGCAGCTACCTCGATACCGCGAGCGGCAACATCGGCGCCATCCTCGGCGTCGACGACGAGGACATGCCCATCATCCACGAACTGTTGCGCGTATGGCGAGAGAAATATCCACGCAACCTGATCCGCGGAGCCTACTACGACTGCAAGGAACGGTTCAAGGACTTCGGAATCTCCATCCCGGACCAGATCAAAAACAAGGTCGAGGCGATGATTGGATGGCCGGAACTGGCCGTCCGCTCATTGAGCGATTTGAGCGACCTGGAAGGGTTCAGCATTTCCGGTGACGACACGATGGGTGTTGGCGACCTGTTCGAGGACAACCAATTGGACGTGGCCACGTCCGAACTGATCGTATCCGCATACAAGCATTCATGCAGTTTCCTGACCATCGCCGCAGACCCGGAGGATCCGGAACGAATCAGTATGATTCCGCGTTCCGCCGACTGGTCCGCGGGCATCTGGGACCGGCGCGACCATCGTCTGGCCGCCGCGTTGACCATCACCGAGGACGATAAGGACGGGCGGATATGCGCGTTCAACGTGTGGCTTCCAGGCAAGGTCTACGAATGCTCCGGCCACCTGATGCCATGGCGTGCGGAGAAAATCGAAACGAACTTCGATCAGCCGACGGTCGTCTCGCTCGCCTATGACAGGCAGATGGACCGGCCGTTCGGCCACAGCCGCATCAGCCGTTCGCTCATGAGCCTTGTCGATGCTGGATTCCGTACCGTGGTCCGCATGGAGGCGTCTGCCGAATTCTATTCCGTCCCCAAACTCTGGTTCATCGGAGCGAACAGGGACGCGTTCAGTAGCAACACGTGGAAGAGCCTCATCCAGGCGATCAACGCGATCAGTGCCGACGAGGACGGCAACCTTCCCCAATTGCAGCAGGTGCAGCAGGCGTCCATGACACCCCATTCGGACATGCTCAAGACGATGGCCATGCTCGTCGCCTCGCAGACCCGGGTGCCGGTCGACTACCTGGGCATCACATTGGACAACCCGACCAGTGCCGAGGCCATGGCGTCCGCCGAACGACGTCTGACACGCATCGCAGACAAGCAGAACGTGGCCTTCGGACGGGAACTCAAACGGGCCATGGGCATCGCCGTGGCGTTGCGCGAAGGCGCGAACACGATACCGGACTCCATACGCGACGTGCACCCGGTATGGGCACCGACAAGGGAGGTCTCCGATGCGGCGCGCGCCGACGCGTTCACGAAGATCGCCGACAAGGTCACCGGCTACGCCGACTCCGACGTCGGACTCGAACGCCTCGGCCTGAGCCGTGACGAAATCACGCGTCTACGCGCCGACCAGCAACGGCAGAAATCGGAACAACGCATCGACCGGCTCATGGACAGAAGCGCGGCGTCCTCGGAGGTGACGGATGGATCTGAACAATCTGGATCTGCCGGAACCGGCGAAAGCGCAGCTTCGTCAGAAACTGGAGAAACTGCATAGGGATTACGAGACTGATCTTGAGAATCTGACAGACGACGCCACCGACGCGATGGAATCCGCGAAACCGTTGGAACGACAAGACATAGTGCTCAGGTACACCCGCGATGCGTCCGAACGATCACGTAGGTACTACACTGACACCAGGAACCTGTGGCAGAAATACGCCGGCATCAAAATGCCGCCCTACGTCTCATCTACTTGCGACGAATATGAAGTGCTATACCGTCAGGTAGGCGGTTTCACTGGAACCGATTGGAATGGGCATAACTACACCAATTTGAAGCATGGCAACGCCAACGGGCTGACTGTTGAAGACCTTTGGCCCGACCTGAAGACGGTGGACGACTGGCAGCAGTTCATTGCCGACATGATGAGCAGGTCTGTACGATTGACCACGCAGAACAACCGCGACGCCGACGAGACGCATCCTGGATGGGCACGCGTCCCACGAGGCTCCAATCCTTGTGCATTTTGCGTGATGCTCGCCAGCCGAGGATTCGCATACACCAGTGAGGAAAGCGCGGACTTCGGCGGCTCTTTCCATAACGGCAAATGCCGTTGCATTCCCGTGTGCAGCTGGGGCAAGGACAAGATCTTCGGCTATGACCAAGCGAAGTATAAAGCCATGTACGATCAGGCCGTGCAAGCCATCAACGGCAACGCATTGGGAAAGAATTGGAAGTCCTCCGCCGAGGAAGCCGGAATCAAGTTGGATTCGGCCGACGCGAATGCCGTCACATTCGTTATGCGTCATAAGTTCCCTAAGCAATTGAGCGACGGGATCATGCCGAAGAAACGTGCGTCTTTCAAAGTCGAACATGATTTCACCGGCATGCGCGACGAGAAATCATTAAGCAAGAAAGGATGGGATGGAAGGCAGAAGGCGCTTGGCGTCCCAGTAGACGCAGACGTCCTTGAGATGCATGAAATCGTGTTCCTGGAACATTTCAAGTCACTCGGACAGCATTACGAATGGATTCCACGCGATACTTTGGGGCACAAATCGACGAATGACTTGAAATGGATTGAGCAAGACCTTGAGTGCGAGGTTAAGTCATCTCGGCAAAAACGCCCAGACTACGGATCCATTTCGAAGAACATCTCAAAAGCGGTATCCAAAGCCGAGCAGCATGGTGTCGTGAAGGATGCATTCATTGTGGATCTCACTGGATACTCGGCTCCGGAGAAACTGGTGACGCAACTTTCCCGCTATAACGCGCTGCATAAGAAAAACAAGATCAGACGTTTGTTCCTATTGGACAACAACGGGATGAGAGAAATCGAGCTGCAATAAAAACCCGGAGGCACTCCCGCACGAATAGGCTATTATTTCAAGTCTGCACGGGACCTCCGGTACTTCTATTTTACCAAAAACCATTGATTTCGGTGGATTGCCGGAGCAGACGAACGGACCCGACTGTAAATCGGGTGCTTCACAGCCACGCAGGTGCGAATCCTGCATCCACCACTCGACCAGCCGGTCCGGTTGGCGGCGACCATGCGCCGTATCGCGTGGGAGGACCATACAGCGCACCGTGGCGCGGTCGAACTCGAATCCACGGGAAACAGCAAGAAGGAGCACAGCATGTTCAACAGATTCCGATTCCCGGCCCGTATCCGTCTCATCGACGGCGGCGGGGACGAGGGCGGTTCCGGCGATAGTGGCGACGGCGGTGAGCCGAAGTCGTTCACCCAGGAACAGGTCGACCAGATCGTCGAGAAGCGACTGGCCAAGGAGCGCGGCAAGTACAAGGATTACGACGAGCTCAAGTCCAAGGCCATGAAACTCGACGAGATGGAGAACGCCGGAAAGAGCGAAATCGACAAACTCAAGGAATCGAACGCGGCGCTGCGCAAGCAGATCGACGACGCCGCGGCCGAGAAGCAGCACGCGGAATGGGTGTCCGAAGTCGCCAAAGACAAGGACGTTCCGGCCGAACTGCTGCGCGGCGGAACCAAGGAGGAACTCGAGGCGCATGCGGACCTCCTGCACGCGGCGCTGCATCCGGCATCCAAGCCGCCTCAGGTGAGGAACCAGACGGGCTCTCCATCGCACCAGAACAACAACAAGGACGCCGAAGAGCTCTCGTACATCCACCAGCTCCTAGGCGAATAACCCAACCATCCGAAAGGACAAGCCATCATGGCGATGAAAACAGACCAGATCAAGCTCCCCGTGAGCGTGGCCACCGAAATCGTGAACAAGGCCAAGGACACCAGCACCATCGCGTCCCTGAGCCCCAGCACGCCACAGATCTTCTCCGACGCCGACTACCTCGTGTTCAACGGCAAGAGCGAAGCCGAGGTAGTGGCCGAAGGCGCGGTCAAGAGCAGCTACGAGCAGACCGTGGACTCCGTCGTGGCGAAGCGCTTCAAGGTGCAGACCACCACCCGCGTCACCAGCGAACTCCAGTGGGCCGACGAGGACAACCAGCTGCAGATCATCCGCAGCATCCAGGCCGATCAGGCAGCCGCACTGGGCCGCGCCCTCGACTACGTGATCTACCATGCGATCAACCCCAAGACCGGTGAGGCGCTCTCCGGATTCGACCCATTGAGCACGTCCGCCGTGCAGGTGATCGCCACCGAGGATGAGATCGGCAACGTGGACGCTTTGGCTGACGCGCTGAACGACTCCTACGACATCAACGGTGTCGCCCTGTCCAAGACCTGGGCGTCCCGCCTGCGCAAGCTGCGCGTCCCCTCCACCGGCATGCGCTTCTACCCGGAGATCCCGCTGAACCTGCAGGCCGGAAGCCTGGACGGCATCACCGCCGCGACCTCCGGAACCGTCAACGGCCGACTGGCCAAGACCCCGACGAAGGTGCTCGCGTTCATGGGTGATTTCAGCCTCATCAAATGGGGCATGGTCCGCGACCTGACCAGCGAGATCATCGCCTACGGCGACCCGGACCAGACCGGCGTGGACCTAAAGGCCCACAACCAGATCGCATACCGCACCGAAGCGATGTACGCGTTCGCGATCATCGATCCGAAGGCGTTCGCCGTGCTCAAGACCAAGTGAGGTGACTGATGAGTTTTCCCATCCAGACGCTTGTGGTCAATCCGTCAGGTAAGAAGAAGCATACGATCGGACCGTTGGACGCGCAGGTGAGCCTCGTCAACAAGGATGGCACGGACTTCTCCGCCGGCTCCAGCGCATACGAGCTGCCGGCGGCCGGCGAGGACACCCTCGGCGGCATCAAGCAGTACGCGCCCGAACAAGCGATCGGCAACGTCGACAGCAACATCGCCGAGGCCGCGGCGGACACTCCGACCAAGGACGAATACGACAAACTCGTCACCGCGTTCAACACGCTGGCGAAACAGTTCAACGACATCATCGCCGGTCTCGTATCCTCCGGGGCGGTCAAACTGCCGGATAAGAAGTGACCATGACGGAAGAGTCCGACGTGTTCGCCACCTCCGTCGACCTCGAACAGAGGTGGCACAAGCTCACCGACGAGGAACGTGAGAAAGCCGACACGCATCTCGCGGACGTGACCGACTACATCAAGGAACGCTCACCGAACTGGCGGAGGCTCCAAAACGAACGGCCGCGCCTGTTGGCGAAGATCACCTGCGACATCGTCCGCAGGATCATGCAGGCCGACCCGTACGACATTCCCGGCGGCGTCACGCAGATGAACCAGACCACCGGCAGTTTCAGCGAGCAATACAGTTTCGGAGCGCCGACCGGCGACCTCTGGCTGCGTGACGACGAGAAACGCATCCTTGGCATCAACGCTCAGCGCGCGTTCAGCATCGACATGGCCACGGGGGAGGTCTCCTAGTGGAAACCATCGAAGTGTGGCGCGGCCAACCCGACACCGACGTGGACGGCAACCCCATCCAAGGCAAGCCCGTCCCCGTCGGCACATTCCAGGCACTGGTCGAACCAAACTCCACCACCGACCAGACCGAGGAGAACGCCAATCCACAAACCATCGAATACACGATCCGCATCCGCGGTAGCCGGCCGACAGGCATCCGAGCCACCGACCTGATCAAAGTCAGAGGCATCCTCCTGCCCGTCAAAGGCGAACCGCAAGTGTGGGACAACCTCCACGGACGCCACATCGGCGACGTCATCACCGTGGGCGAACGGGAAGGATAAACCATGGCCAAACGATGCAGATTCGTATTCAACCGCAAGGCATTCAGCCAACAGGTCCTCAAAAACGAGACATTACGCTCGCGCATGAGGGACGCGGCCAACGAGGCCGTCAACGACAGCCGCTGCATGGTGCGCGACCATAACGGCGCGAACCGCAACGGCGTGGCGATCATCTGCCCGGCACCGGTGGAGAAGGCGCACGGCACGTTGGAGGACACGCTCGGAAGGATGCGCGTATGAGCATCCCGGTCACTCCCCGGCGCACGGAGCCGCTGCTCCTGCCCAAACTGAGGACACTGTTCCCGGACGTGACGTTCGACACCATCGAACGAGCCGACCTCGAACCTCCCTTCACCGAAGCCACTCTGGCCGACTCCATGCAAGGCATGAGCACTCCAATCTCGCAGTACGTGCGGCTGCGGTTGAGCGTGCGATGCATGAGAGAGGACCATACGGGCGACTGGGACAAGGCCGCACGCGTGTGGGCGGCCCTCGCGAGGGAGATCATCAGGCTCGGCCAGACGGCGCCGCTCATCGACGCCTCTCTGGAATCCGGGCCGGTACGCATGACTGACGAGGACAAGAGGCTGGTGTGCGCGTACGGAGTGCTCCTGCTCGAGGTCACCGTCAACTGAAACACAACCAAAGACAACGTGCCGCCACACGCGAAGAACGGAAAGGTGCAGACGAATGTCTGACAACAACGAAAAAAACGCCGTCGCCGCGCAGGGCGCGACCGACTACGGGTACGTGTCCAACGGCAATACCGCCGGCAACGTGCGCCTGATCAAGAACTACGCGCTGTTCCTGTTCCCCAAGGGCGACAGCACGTTCACCGCGCCGACCGGCGTGAACTGGACGCCGCCGTCCAACAAGAAACCGATCGGCTACTCCACCGAGGACGGCGCCGTATTGCATCCGGAGCCGGGCGACAGCACCGACTACAAGGCCCACAACGGCGACATCGTGCTGTCCGACACGGATCCGGGCTACTGGACCCTGCAGCTCGCCGCCATGGAGGGCCGCAAGGATGTGGTGTCGGCCTACTTCGACGTGGACGTCGATTCGGACGGCGGCATCAGCATCAAGGGCGCCGGATTGAAGAAGGAGTGGATCCTCGTATTGGTCGCGCTCGACCAGCAGGACCGTCCGTTCCTCCTGTACGGCACCAACGCGAAGGTGAGCGACCGTGACGACGTGAGCCTGAAATCCAGCGAGATCATGAACTTCAGCATGACGTTCAAGATGCTCAAGGGCACCAACGGCGAACAGTTCCACGCATGGGGCCTCGTCATCGAAGACGCCAAGTGACCCATCGATTCTTCCCGTGCGGCCGATGGCGGTCGACCGCACGGGACACCCATTCAACCGCCAACCATTAGAACGGAGCCAACATGAGCGACAAAGAATACCATGTCGTGGACGTAGACCTGACCGAAGCGGAAGAGCTCAAACCGGACGTGCACCTCGAGGTCTCCGGCGTCAAACTCGACCTGCCGAACCTCAACAACGCGGAACTGCCCATCGAACTCGTCCAAGCCATCCTCCTGGTCAAAAGCAAGCCAATGCTCTCCGACGAGGAAACCACGGCCTGCGTGAGCACGTTCCTCGCCTACTTCCAGACGCTGCAGCCGAACTTCTGGAACGTGCTGCGCAAGACCAAACGTCCGATGGCCTACCTCACCGCGACCATCAAGGCGTGGGCCGAGGAATCCGGACTGGACCCAAAAGCGTTTACCTCGCCCACCTCTGGAACACCCACCGCGCGGCGTTAGCCTACGACTGGATCCGAGCGTACGGGCAGATCTACAGGCCCGTACGCTTCGCCGAATGGCTTGAAGGCCAACGTCCACGAACCGACTGGGGACTCGCCTGGGCGTTGACCCGCGAAATCCTCAAAGACCATACGAGCCACTCGTGGATGGCGTTGCAGAACGCCGTCTACGCGCCCGACGGAGCCGAACAGGCGGTCTGGACGCTGTCCGGACAACGCAAACGCCCATGGTTCGACCACGAGCGCGACCCGCTCCGACCGCCAACCCCAGCACACAACCTCACCCGCCGTCAACGCGAGGACAGGGAACGGCTCAAAGCCTACTTCCACATCAACGACGACCTCTGACTCCGACCGCCATCGGAATCCCAACATACGAATAAGGAAACACGATGGCAGCACAGGACATCGGCGTCGTATACGTCCACGTCGAACCATCCGGCAAAGGATTCGGCAAAAGCATCGAAGGCGACATCGGCGACGCCGTCAGCAAAGCCTCCAGGAAAGGCTCCAGCACCCTCATTTCGAAGATCGGCGGGGCATTCGGCAAGATCGGCAAGGTCGGCACAGGCGCGATCGCCACCCTCGCCGGCGGCATCACCGCATTGGCCGCCAAAGGCGGCTTCACCCGCGCCCTCAACATCGAGAACGCGCAAGCCAAGCTCAAAGGCCTCGGCCACGACAGCGCGAGCGTCACCGAGATCATGAACGACGCGCTCGCATCCGTCAAGGGCACCGCGTTCGGATTGGGTGACGCCGCGACCGTGGCGGCAAGCCTGTCCGCTTCCGGCATCAAGGAGGGCGGCGAGCTCACCCAGGTCCTCAAGACCGTGGCCGACACCGCGCAGATCAGCGGCCGCAGCATGACCGACATCGGCATGATCTTCGGTTCCGTCGCCGCCCGAGGAAAACTCCAGGGCGACGACATGCTCCAGCTCATGTCGAGCGGCATCCCGGTCCTCCAGATGCTCGGCAAGCACCTGAACAAGACCAGCGCCGAAGTGTCCGACATGGTCTCGGACGGCAAAATCGACTTCCAAACCTTCGCCGACGCCATGCAGGAAGGCCTAGGCGGCGCCGCACTATCCGCAGGCACCACATTCACCGGCGCCCTGGCCAACGTGAAAGCCGCGTTGAGCCGACTTGGCGAATCCGCCGCCACGCCGATCATGGAGGATCTCCGGAAGACGTTCGTCGCGCTGATCCCCGCGGTGGACGCGTTCACTAATCAGGCCAAACCACTTGTCAGCACGTTCGCCAACGGTCTTGAACCCGCGTTCGGCAAGGTCATCGGCCTCATCGGACAACTCTCCTCGGGTCTGCAGAACGGCAGCATTACAATCGGCGACCTCGCCGGAAAGGTGGCGACCCTCGCAGGCGGCTTCGCATTGCTGGGCGGAGCCGGAGGAAATGCGGACAAGATCATCGGACTGCTCGACCAACTCGGTAAAACCGGCGATAAAGGTCTCTCCGATCTCGTCAGTGGTCTCAAGAAAAGCAGCTCCGAGGTCAGCGGGGCGTTCGACGCGGTCAAATCCAAGGTCGACACATTCAAAGCCTATCTGACCCCTGCGCTGCGTGATGCGATGACCATCGACGGCGACCCGTTCGCTAATGCGATCAACCGTGTCAAGACAGGCGGAAGCCAATTCGCATCCGCCACTGACGACATGTTCAAAGCAATCCGAAGAAAACTCACGCCAGGCATGTCAAGCCTCACGTTCCGATGGGAGAACAGCGGCCTGTACGCCGGACTGAACGGCATGCAGGACGGCCTCTCCTCCTTCGGATCCACCCTCAGAGGCAAGGCCGGACAGCTAGGTGGCGCCATCACCAAAGGACTCGCCACCGCGGCAGGGGGAATTAATACGTCCCCGCTCGGCAAGGCCGTCACCGCCATTGGAAGCAAAACGCGCCCACTGTTCAACAAGAGCGTTCGTGATGCGATGACGCTCGACGGCGACCCGTTCGCCACGGTATTGGCGAAGATCGGCGCGAAGACAAGCACCATCACCGGCAAGCTCTCCAGTCTCGCCGTACCATTCAAAACCGCGTTCGGCAACATCTTCGGCGGACTCGGCGACGCCATCGGCGGACCACTCCAAAACGCCATCGGCAAAGCCGGAACAGGACTGCAAAACGGCCTCAACGCCATCGGCGGCCTCGTCACCAGATTCTTCGCACCGGGAAACTTCATCAAATTCCTCGGCATCGGAGCGCTCGCCGCCGCACTCGTGGCCGGCATAGGCATGATAGACAGCCAGATGGGCGGACAACTGTCGCTGGTCATCAACTCCGCGTTCGCATCTCTGCCAGGCATCCTCTCCAAAGCCGAAACGTGGATCCAGTCCAGCCTGCCGCAGTTCGTCTCCTCCGGCACCTACATCATCGAAATGGTGCTCCAAGGCATCACGTCCGCGCTGCCGTCGCTCGTCTCGGTCGGAGCGTCCCTCATCGACGCCATCGTGACGGGACTCGCCTCGCACCTGCCGACACTCATGCCAATGGCCGTCACCCTCGTGACCAGCCTCGTGACCAGCCTCATCGCCGCCGCGCCACAGCTCATGAGCGCCGGACTGACATTGCTCGACGGACTCCTGCAGGGCATCGTCGCAAGTCTCCCGACACTCGCCGCCGCCATCCCACAGATCATCACGGCCATCATCATCGCGCTCGCCACCGGTCTCCCGCAGCTCATGGGGCAGGGCGTGCAGATGATCCTGAACTTGGTCAACGGCCTCGTGTCCGCGATGCCCCAACTCGTCGCTCAGGTGCTACAGATCATCTCGACACTCATCGACGGGTTGTGCAACAACCTGCCGCAGATCCTTTCAACAGGTGTGCAGATGCTCGTCACCCTCGTGACGGGACTCGCGCAGGCGCTTCCGCTGCTCATCGCCTATGTGCCGCAGATCATCGCCAGCATCGTCAATACCATCGCCAGCCATCTGCCACAGATCCTTTCAACAGGCGTGAAACTGCTCGTCACCCTGGCATCGGGTCTCGTGTCAGCAATCCCGCAACTCGTCGGCAAGATCCCGTCGATCATCTCGAGCATCAAGAACGCCTTCACTAGTGTCAACTGGGGAAGTGTCGGCCTGAACATCATCAGAGGCATCGCCAGCGGTGTCGCCTCCGCTGCCGGCGAGCTCGTCAACGCTGCGGTCAACGCGGCCAAGAACGCGCTCGACTGGGTCAAGAGCAAGCTCGGTATCCACTCGCCATCCCGAGTTTTCCGCGATCAGGTCGGCGTGATGATCGGCCGAGGCATGGCCCTGGGCATCGACGATTCGGCCGCCGTGGTCAACCGGTCCATGGACTCGCTCGTCTCCTCGATGAGCCTCGACGGCACGGACTGGTCGAAGACCGGACGGCTGAACGTCACCAACGGCACCGGAACCGAGGCCGGCGACGGCGATCTGAGGGAGCTCATCACGGCGGTCGAATCGCTGCACAGCGACCTCGGATCGATCATCGCCCGATACACGCCGACGATCGGCGACCGCGACTTCGCAAGGAAGGTGAGAAGTGCAATCGTTTGAATACGTGTGTGCGGCCACAGGTGAGCGCATCGGCTTCGAGGGGCCGCTGTACGGCGAGACGCTCACGGGACTGCGAGCCCGTGTCTGGGACTACAGCCTCGCCTCACGTGGCATGACGGGCATCACCCGCAAGGCGCGCGAGGCGACAGTCACCGTGAAGATCCACGATTCTCCAGCCACGCTCGACCTGCTCCGCCGCCTCGCGGACGCCGACATGGCATCCGGGAACACGGGCACGCTCGTGGCCGACGGCGAATGGGAAGCCAAAGCGTGGATCACGAAAAGCGAACCGCAATCCATCACGCCCACGATGGTTGAAACGCAGTTGACCATCGTGCTGGCCGATGGCGTGTGGCGCCGTCCGACCATGACGCATTTCACGCCGCGATACGATTCCGGAACCGCCGACCTGGACTATCCGCACGACTATCCGCATGATTTCTCAGGCATGGCATTGGGCGCGGAGATCGTCAACGACACGTCCATCCCGCAGCCGGTCAAGCTCACGATATTCGGACCATGCGCGCAACCGTACGTCATCATCGGAAACAACCGGTACGAGGTCGACGTGACCGTGCCATCCGGCTCGCGTCTGGAAATCGACGGCACCGGCGATGTCAGGACCGTCACCATGGTCAGCGGCACAGGTCTCGCCACAAACTGCTTCGCGCAGGCCGTGCGAGGGTCGGGCAAGGATTCCGGCCGGTACGTGTTCCAACCGCTCGCGCCCGGAACACAGCCGATCAGCTGGCCGGGAGGATTCCAATTCGACTTGACGGTCTGCGAGGAAAGGAGCGAACCGCCATGGACCTGATCGTCACCGACGCCACAGGCAAACCCGTGGCGAGCCACGCCTCATACACGCTCGACCTCGCGTTCGGTAGCGGGGAGAACGACTTCGACCTGCAGGTCGAAGACGCCGCGCTCAAGGCGGGGAGCCGCATCATGATCGACGGCACCGAGTACGGCGGCATCATCGACGACACGGATGTCGACGTGGACGGAGGCCTGTCCGCCGTCACATGGCATGGCCGCGACTGGCATGGAGTGCTCGCCTCGAAGATCATCGAACCGGACAGGAACACCGATTACCTCACCCTGTCCGGCACGATTCCCGTCATCATGCGCACGCTCGTCAGCCGTGCGGGATTGCAAGGCCTGTTCACCGTCACCGAAGAAAGCGCCGACCACAAGACCACCTGCCAGTTCGACCGGTACGTGGACCTGTACAGCGGTCTGGTCAAGATGCTCAGGGCAAGCGGACTCAAACTCCGGTTGCGTAATGACGGCGACAAGGTGGCCATGAGCGCCATGCCCGTCCGCACGATCGGCGACAGCATCGACTCGGACCTCATCGACTTCACCGCCAAACAGGCGGCGCACCCTATCAACCATCTCATCTGCCTGGGCAAGGGCGAACTCAAGGACCGTACCGTCATCCACTGGTACGCCGACGCGAACGGCACGTTCAGCCACACGCAGACACTCAAAGGGCTTGACGAACGCACCGCCACATACGAGTTGTCCAACGCCGAAGCCGACGAGCTCGAGGACAAGGGCAGGCAGAAATTCCAGGAACTTCGGAACACCAGCACCATCGACGTGGACATTCCTGACGGCATCGACGCGGACGTTGGCGACCTGGTCACGGGCCGTGACAACAACACGGGCCTCGTCGTCACTGCCGAGATCTCCAAGAAGATCGTCAAGGTTTCGGGAGGCGTGCTCACCGTCACCTACGAATCCGGAGGCGCCAGCGCCGGCGGCAACAGCGGAGAATCCTCCATCGGGGATGGCGGACACGCCTACTACGCGGGAGCCGGCCTCAAGCTTGATAATTGGACCTTCAGCGCCGACGTGACCAGACAGGACATCGGTGCGCTTAATACGGCGTTGGCGGGCAAGCAGCCGAAAGGCGACTACATCACCGGCCTGAGAATCGGTTCGGTGGACACGCTCGCAGCAGGCGCGCAGGCCAGCGCGTCGCTTACCGGAGATGGCAGCGACAAGACCCTGAACCTGGGGCTTCCGACAGGCGGTCAGGGCGCGCAGGGGCCAAAAGGTGAGAAAGGCGATCAGGGGCCGCAAGGCGAAAAAGGCGAGAAGGGTGATACCGGGTCCAGAGGAGCGACTGGAGCGGCCGGTGAACGCGGTCCACAGGGCTTGGCAGGCCCGGAGGGGCCACAAGGTCTGCAGGGCCTGCGCGGGGAGAAGGGCGACGCTGGAGCGGCCGGTCCTACAGGGCCGCAAGGCCCCGCAGGTCCAACCGGTCTAACGGGGTCCACCGGCCCGCAAGGACCGGTCGGACCGGTTGGTCCGCAAGGCAAGCAGGGAATACAAGGAGTCCAAGGCATCCAAGGTCCGCAGGGCGAAAGAGGTGAAAAGGGCGACAGCGGCATATCCGCTCCCTCGAACGGCTTCTTCACACTCAGCATGGAAGGCGACGGTGACCTATATGTGAATTATCCGGATAATACGAGCCCACCATCGTTCACTTGGGATCCCAAGAGCGGCGACCTGTATGTGGATATACCAGAAAGGTGATTAATGACCAGGCTTCTAATCGGTAATATCAAAGGCCCCAAAGGAGACAAGGGCGATACCGGTGACACCGGGCCGCAAGGCAAGCAAGGAATGAAAGGCGATACGGGAGCCGTCGGTCCCCAAGGACCTAAGGGCGATACTGGTGACACTGGCCCACAAGGCAAGCAAGGCGTCCAGGGCGTTAAAGGCGACGTCGGCCTTCCGGCGCTCGTGATGAAAAAGATACTCGTTGGCGAATATCCGGCAGGCGCCATATTCACGGGAAACGTGAGCGAATGGTTGAACCGAACACCACTCGTCAATGAATATTCGACCGCATTGTCAGGTGGCGGAAAATACAGCATCATCTGGCAGTGCGTTTCGCAATCCGGCGGCCAGTTCCAAGGGAAGACGGTTTCCAGGCAGTCCATCATCGGAGCGCAAGGCCCTGTCGGCCCGCAGGGTCCGAAGGGTGACGTCGGCCCGCAAGGTGTGAAGGGCGATACCGGCGAGATCGGGCCTAAAGGAGCCACCGGAGCTGCCGGACCTCCCGGTCCGCAAGGTCCTGAAGGGCTGAAGGGCGACAAGGGTGACAAAGGCGATGTCGGCCCCTCCGGAGCAACAGGCCCCACCGGTCCCACTGGCTCGGTAGGTCCGACTGGTCCTGCCGGACCTACCGGAGCAACAGGCCCCACCGGGCCGCAAGGCAAGCAGGGAATACAAGGTGCGCAGGGACTGCAGGGCCCACAGGGGCCGACAGGACCGCAGGGTGCCAGCGGCGTGACGGCGCCAACTTCCGGATTCTTCACACTGCAGGTCGATCCGAACGGAGACCTGTACGCCGTGTACGCGGATACGACCACCGCGTCGGCGGCTCCCGTCTCCTACGATCCGGCGACGGGAGACCTGTACTACATGATCAATGACGGAAAGTAAGGAGTGCATATGACGAAGATTCTGCTCGGCAACGTCAAAGGCCCCAAGGGCGACACCGGACCGCAAGGCAAGCAGGGAGTGCAAGGACCGCAAGGCCCGACCGGGGCCACCGGAGCGACCGGCGCCACCGGGGCGAAGGGTCCAACGGGAGCCACTGGGCCACGAGGACTGAGCCTACGGAAATTCAATGGCGACATCAACGGTTCGGGTGGGGGCGGAGAAGTGAGAAAAATTGCCCTATCTGGTATTCAGCCAAATGGAAACCTGCAGGTCGGAGACACCATTTTTGACCAATATCAACGCACAGATGGTCTTGAACTTGGGTTCTGGCAGGTCACCGCCATCAACGGTAGCGATGTGACTGTCAAAGACGTCGGTAGCTACGTCGTGTACAAAGGGCCGAAGGGTGACAAGGGAGACAACGGCATGAGCGTGAGCCAGGCATTCATCGCCGCCCACCCCGTGGGCTCCCTTTACTGGACCACCGCCACAACAAATCCGGGAACCACCTACGGCGGCATTTGGAAGGAATGCAACACCATCCTTCCGGGACACATCTACCAGCGCACAGCCTGAAAGAGAAAGGAACATCAATGGCACGAACCACGAACATCACCAGATACACCTGCGACCGATGCCACGCCTCCGCATACCTCGCCGACGGTGACCCACGCACCTCCAGCGACTGGCACGACATCACCCACACCACCGTCGACGGAGTCGCACAGGGCGCGCTCGTCTGTACCGCATGCTGGCAGACGTTCAAAGCGCTGGCAGCCACGCAGGACGCCGCCTACGCCGCATACCTCAACAACACAGCAGATAGGAAGGAATGACCATGACCATGAATCTCATCACCGGCAAGGCCGGCGCTCCGCACATCACATCCAGCGACCAAGGAGCCATGCAGGCCGGACTGGTCGGAAACGGCAACTACCTGCTGCAAGGCAGCGACGGCAAATTCCCCGCCGTGACCATGCAGTCAGCAAACAAAGCGCTCGTCCCGGTCCTCAACCTTGTGATCGAAGGACGATACGCACGCGTCACCGCGGCGGAAACCGTCACCATCGAAAGCGGAGTCACAGGACAGAACCGCAACGACCTGATCTGCGTGAAATACACGCGAGACTCGAACAACATCGAAACGATCGCGCTCGCGGTGCTGAAGGGCACCGCCACCAGTGGCACGGCGGCTGACCCCACGGTTCCATCGGGTAGTATCCTGAACAATTCCGGCACCGTATGGATTCCGATCGCCCGCATTCCAATCAGTGGCATCCCCGCCGGAACTCCTGTCATGCTTGTCAAGCAGTTGCCTCCGATGAGCCAGCTGTGGGATTCCGTAACCCT